GGTAACTTAGACCACTCTGTGTATTTAACTGGATGGGTAACAAACCACATCCATAATGTTTGTCTGATATCTCCAGGCTCAAGCATGGGATACTTTCTAAAATACTCGGAGGCAAGGGAGGATACAAGCAACTCATACTCTTGTACCCACGCCTCATTCATTTTTTAATCAGCGCCTTCCCATTGTCCTCTTTGTACCAATAGTCCGATTATAGCGTAGTTAGCCAGGTCTATAAGGGTATCTTCTACTGACTCATAGTTCGGCGTGTTTCCTTTATTTACAAGGTTATTTAGCCTTGCTAACTTGTCGTGCATCCTAACTCGTAGCCCATTCATAGCCCCGCCTGGAGCGTGGGCAATATTTAATGGGCCGTAATCTTCTTGTTTTTTAAGTAAGATTTTTTTTAGTTCTTCTATAATTGTATCTACATCACTTGGATTCTTCATCTAGTATCTCCTTAATACTGTCATCAAATTGTTCCATTGCTGATAATACTTGTATCTCATCTGTAAATTGTTGGCCTTCACCTATGCTACTAGCGTAGATAACTGTGGCTAATAGCGTAAGCATTTTTTTAGAACTGTCTGGTTCTTCATCTATAGTTAAATAGACATCTCGTAGTGCGCTAAGTATGTCCAGTCCTTGACCTTCTGATACTGCCATACCAACCATACGTTTATTTTCTCCTACGAAATCCCAAAACTCTTCATCACTCTCCCAAACATTTTCTAATTCGCTCATCTAGCCACTCCTTTCCTTCTTGTACTATGATGCTATTAACATCGTGTCCTTCTGGCATTTGCAATAGATTAACATTAGGTAGTTCTCTGCTTAACTTTTTGCCAAACTCTAGTCCTGCATTATCACCATCCGCTAATACAATTACTGTTTCAAAATCATCCAGTATCTTTCCGTAGTATGGCTTCCAGTTATTTACTCCTGGAATACCAATAGATGGATGGCCTGTCTTAACTGATAGGACTACTGTATCTAACTCACCTTCTGTTACACATATGTAGTTGCCTGCTGTTAAGACTGCTTGTGCATTAAACATTGTAGTCTTAGCCCCAGGTACACCCATATATTTAGGTTCATCTGGATGGTTGTTAATACTTCTGAATCTCATATCAACAACACCTGATGGTGTTATGTATGGGATTGCTAACCTACCACTATAAGTCTCGTGACCTGGAAGAGCGTCTTTCACTATCCCCAGATGAAACTTTTTCGCTTCGTCTACCGAGAGATGACGGGTTGAAAGATACTCCTCTGCTAGATGAATGTGCTTGGCGTATTCCTCCGCTGCTTGAAAGAGATATGTTCTCTGCGAATTTGATAGCCTCACTGTATTTACCTCCTTCTCTGTGCATTATTAAATCGTATACATCGCCTTTGACTTCACAACCAAAACATTTAAATCTATTTTCATCGTAGTTTATTGCTGCTGATGCGTGTTTGTCACCGTGAAATGGACATTTCATTTTGCGCCAACCACTGCCCACGGCTGGCAGGGTGGCGCCTACATATTCTAGGTAGTCACCCACATTATGTTTGTCCATTAATCTTCCTTATTAATTCTATCCAAAGTTTTGCTGGCATAGTTGCATACCATTCTCCTACATCTCCTTTACCTATACGTTTGTGTAGTACTACGCCTGTCCAAGCCTTATCGTTTTTAATTTCTACTTCTAATTCTTTTATCCAGGCAGATAAATCTAATCGTCTATGATTCTTTACCTCTATAACTACACCGTTAACTCCTGCTATATCACCTTTGTCTAGGTGAGCACCTGCAATTCTACGCTCTGCATAAGGGAACCATTTCTTTAACCAATTAACTACATCTCGTTCTGCACTGGAACCCTTTGCTTTGCGTGGATTGCTCATCCCAACTCCTGTTGCTGTGGTAGGTACCGAATCATAACATCATCTAGATGCATAGATTCTGGATTGAATGATAGAGTAACATAGTTATTACCTGTCTGGTCTGCTTTACCATAGCGATTCTTAACTGGGGCTACACACAAGAAGTTATCATCTCCCTGTTTCATCTGACCAATAGTTAATACCATTGCTGGTATCTGGTTGACTAGTCCCTGGATAGATGACCGTGACTGGCAAGGATAACCCTCAAAGCCTTCTTTGGTATGGTGCAATACAAGTACTGCTGCGTTTGTATCTCTGGCTAGATACTTGAGTTCTTTCATAGCAGCACGCATACCTTGGAACTCTTCGTGTCCATCCATTGCTATATCCATTAGGTTATCTACAACTATAAGTGTAGGGCTTCTGCCCCATACTGTTTCAAATGCAGAGACTTCTTCATCTAAATCTTTTAATGTAGGTGTAGATTCAAATGACCAGAACAAATGATTGTTTAATAGTAGTATCTCGTTTGCTTTTTCTGGGTCTTTCTTTAGTAAGTTCTCTGCCATTTGTTGGCTCATATTACCTGCCATTGCAATTAAACGCATGGCCATAGTATGAGCATTAGTATCTGCGCTGAAGTAAAGTGTTGGTAGTTTAGTTCTGGCTGCAATTGCTAGTGCAACTGATGACTTGCCTGCACCTGGAGTGCCTGCAATAACTGTTACCTCTGCTCTGCGTAGTATGATTCCCGCTCTTTCAAATGCTTGAAAAGCAGGGGGCAATGGTTCGCCCCCCACTTCTGCTTTCTTGATAGAGCGTCTAAGTGTTTTCACTTAACCTGTTCTGGAACGAATGTGTTCCAGGCTGAATCTGTTGTCTTTAGATAAACATTCTTGCATTTATCAAAGGCACCTTTTGGTGCTGGGCAGAAATAACCACGATACATAGAACCATCTTTACCTGTTCCTTGAATCGCTGTCATCTTTCCGTGTGGACAATTGCGTCCACCAAGCGTAGTAGTTGAGTTATCTAGTGGTGTGATACTTGCGCCTAGTGCTGATGCAACTTGTCCTACTGTCATAGGTGTTGGTATGGAACCACGAATTGCTTTCTCTAGTTCCATTGTTGCTGATGTGATTGCATCTAATCCTTCGGCAACTATTGTATCTAGTTCTGTTCCGCTTTCTGCACGGACTGTTACTAGACTACCTGCTGCTGTCTTGATTGTGATGCTGATTGGTGCTTCTGAGTGAGACACTATTTGTTCTCCTGTTCGAACGGATAGGATAGACCTTTCTGGTCTCTCCATTGTCTTGCTTTCATTGCGAATTGTAAACCTTTGTAGCCCTCTTTAATATTTATCCACACTAACTTACAACTTCCTGTTCCTGCGGGTAAATGGATAATGATTGCTTTGTCTTTGTTTACTTCTCCCCAACTGCCACGGGTTGCCGTAGCCGCATCATACGGCAAGCCGTTGGCGTATATCGCTAACTGAATTGAGATATTATTTGGATGGTCTATTCGACCAGTCTTAATATCTGCAATAAATAACTCACCGTTATACTCAACAATTCTGTCTGGTGTGCCAGCAATTTTATACTTATCTAACACACTAAACTGTTCAATGAACTTGTTGTTGAGAATCTTAGTTGCTTGTTCATAGGCTTTTATATCTGGTAAATATTCTGGTGGTACTACACCTAACTCTTGACCTAAGTCTAGTCGTTCGGCAAATGAATGTATGGCTGTACCTATGTTGGCTGCTTTGTTTGCACCTGCTACTTGCATAGCATCTTCAATCAAAGAGTTGACTGCCATCTTATCTTCTTGTGCTGCACTTATAGATAGCAATATGTCTGGTCTAGTTGTTAAACCAATTGCTGCCATCCGCATTTTCCAAGCGACCAATGCTGATGCATCATCTAATGAGTTAGCAATTGTAGTTGCTCGTGTATAGGCTACTGGCTTACCACCTTTGGGTGGAACTATTAGTGGTCTGCCGTATCTATCTCTTTCTATTTCTACCTTTGCCATTACTCTCCTTTATGAGTGGCCCCGAGAAAGGAGATAGCCGAAATCGGGGCACTCAAGATTAGTATATCACATACTAGGCTTCAGGATAGGCTGAGTCTACGCTGATGTCGTCTACCCATACATCGCCATCAATTGTTAGGTTAACCTCAAAGGCATCTTCTAACATCTCTCTGGCTGCTTCTGCATTAGGGGCTTCTACACCTGTAACTGTGGCTGTGATAGTTACTGTTGCTGACCAAGACTTAGTTAACTCTTCGCTGCCTATATTAATAAGCAGGCTATTAACATCGTCTACATCAGCCACAATTTCGTGATGGTCTACTTCATATCTAGATTGAAAGAACTCTCGTACATCAAACTGAGCACTCTTGAACTTGCGTTCTACCTGTGCTAGTTCTATTTTGAGGGCATCTTTTTCCTCTATTAATTTAACAAGTGATTCACTGGTAAGGGTATACCTGGAATCTTTTATTTGAATGGATACTGTTGGTTCAGTACCATCTACCTCACTGTAATACATTGTCATGCTATCTCCTTATTTTTATAGATGTTTGTGCTTGTGTAGCACCTTCTAGTCTATCACAATCATCACACCAATATCCATATAGTCCATTGGCAAACAATGATTCTGATACTACTTTTTTTTCTTTTCTACATACATTACATTCTTTAATCATTAGACACCTAGCAATTCTAATGCTCTGGTCTTGATGTTATCACTAGCACCTGAGATGGCACGCAATGCTAGGTTCTTACCCTTTGCATTGTAGTCAGCCCATTCTATAACTGCTTGCCACATACCAAATTCTGTGCCTCGTATGTTTTCCTGTGTAGGAGAGGCAGCATAGATATTGAATGATGTTTCTCTGGCTTGCATTGCACGAGTGTATTGTTTCTTTTCACCTGTAGATAGTAAGTCGTATCTAACTTCCTCTATCTTGCTAGGTAGTGGAAACACACGCTTGAAGTAATTCTTTGCGTGCTCGTGGCTAGCCTCTTTACTAAGTAATGTATCTGCTAGTGCTGTGTAATCATTAGCCATATCATAACTTAACTTAATGATATTACTAATCTCTGATATAGATAACTCAGCGTTAGTTGTGTGGCTCAACTGATAAGTATACTTGTTCTTGCCTTTGTATATCCTATTGATTTGATTCATACAAAACAAACGCTCAATGATTGGTCTGATGATTACTGAACTACTACCATCGTGGCTAGTTTTGGCCAGTAGGAATGCAGCGTGTGGGTCATCAGCGATAGTCATTTCCATTGGAGTTTCCATTAACATCCAGACTTTACCACCGCCATCATACTCACCTGCTGCTGCATATCTCATACCACTAGAATCAATTAAACTATCTAGTGCTCCAAAGATTTCAGCATTCTGAAATACTTTGTAGCGATTACCAACTACACCAATGGCTGATGTTTCACCAAATGGTGTGGTTTTAATAACTGCTTTCTTGTTTTCTACTGGTATACGATTAACTGTATCGTTACCTGGAACTATATAGTTTGCTTCTATATCGTGTAGAGATACTGACCAGTCTAGTCCTGCTTGACTGGCTACCTCACTGGCTGATGTAGCCTCGACTGCTACACCTGCTTTGTGCCACGCAGCCTTGCGTGCTGTGCCGTGTATCAATGTATCGTTAGTCATTGTTTACCTCTGGTGTATCTATAGAATAAATTTCATCTACAACTTTAAAGTGTAGTTGCTGTGCCATTTTCTTAAACTCACCTGGTGCCCATTGCGCTTGGTATACTCTGTTAAGTAAGCCTGCTAATGCATAATCTGGGTTAAGATTTAAGACTTCAACTATCATAGCCTTGGCCTCATCTATCTTTTCAATCTGATATAGATAACCAGAAAATATTGTGGCTAATGGAACTGCTTTATCTTTGACAATTACATTACCAAGCAATGAGATGTATTCACCTACATAATCAATGTCTTTTTCTAATTGAACACCCATTAGGAAGTCACGGATTTGTAGGTTCTCATTGGTAGCAATGGCTACCTCTGCTATGTGTGCAGCCGAAG